GAGGATCATGCGAAACAGGGCCAACGAGAGGTTGGATGGCAGGGTTGCTGAATTCTTCGTGGTAGGCGCACTGCCGGGCACGGGCGGAACTGACATAACTGAGTTCCAAAAGGCTGAGGGATACCTGGCTCATAAGTGGGGTCTGACGGGAAATTTACCCAGTGACCACCCGTTCAAGAACGTCTCGCCGTAGGCAGTTTTATCAAATCATAAAAACCGCTAAATATTACTTAATATGGTACAACAGATAATAGATGTAGGTGTAAATGCGGATGACGGTACTGGTGATTCGTTATACGAGTCCGGTAACAAGATCAACAACAACTTCGGTGATTTCTTTGATCTGGTTCCAATCAAGGCGGACATCAAGTTCCTCGGCAACAACATCACATCAAGGCAGTCAAACGCAGACATAGACGTACACCCCAGCGGCACAGGATCGATACTGTTCCCGGGCATACGATTCAACGACAACAACATAGAAGCTGTAAGAACCAACGATGATCTGAGAATATCAGCCAGTGGATCGGGTTCAGTGGTGATAGATGGCATAGGATTCAGCTCAGGGACAACCATCAGTGCCACAGATTCAACATCTGTAAACATCAATGAAAACCTCATAGTAGACGGTACACTTTCGGCGACGGGAACATTTGATTTCGATGCCGTGAAAACATTCATCACTGGATCGACATTTGGAAACTTGACTTTGGCAAATGGATCCATAACAGATTCATCGGGATCGATCAGTTTCGGCAATGAAAATTTATCAACAACGGGTACTTTTCAGTCGGGACCGTGTCTTGCCGCAGGTAACATTTTGCTCGATGACGGATCGATCACAGACTCATCAGGAGCAATCAGCTTTGGCAATGAAAACATTTCAACAACAGGAACAATAACAGCGGCCACGGGGTCAACTTTTGGTAACCTGACGCTGGCCAATGGGTCAATCACAGATTCATCAGGAGCAATCAGCTTCGGCAACGAGAACCTGACAACATCAGGAACATACAAACCCGGCACTTTAACAATGGCCGCTGGATCCATAACAGATTCATCAGGTGCCATAAGTTTCAGCAATGAGAATTTAACCACAACAGGTACACTAACAGTGGGCGGGACAACTACAATGGTCAACATGTCGGTGTCGGGGGCAACTTCATTTGCCGCTCCTGTCACAGTTGATAATTTAACATTCAATGACAACATAATTTCGACCAGCTCAAACGCAGACCTTAACCTTACACCGGGCGGAACGGGTGTGGTCAACGTGGCCAACCTGACCATAGACTCATCTATAAACTTCACCGACAACGTGATCAAGGTCACAAATTCAAACGCGGACCTGGTACTGTCAGGTAATGGTTCGGGATCAGTGGAGTTCAACAACATAGACATCAACTCAGGAACCATAGACAACACAATTATCGGTGCAAACAACCCTGGCTCGGGTCTGTTCAATCCATTGAGTTTTACCACATTGGTAATCCCTACTAAAATCACATTCTCGGGCAACACAGTATCCACCAACAGATCAAACGACAACCTAGAATTTGCGGCGAATGGAACTGGTAATGTCATAATCAATGGTTTATCTTTGCCGAACGCAGACGGACAGACAGGACAGTTCTTCCAGACCAACGGTAGCGGAGTCTTGAGTTATCTCTCAACTGGCACAGCACTGAGTGAGACAGACATACAAGACGTTCAGACAGTGATTACATTCCGTAATCTCACAGTGATAGACCATGTAACCGCGGTGGGAGGACACTCAAAAATAGAATCGTCGGCGGCGGCGCAGGATCAATTTGCAACATCAAAATACGACAGTGCCTGGTATCTAGCAATTAACAGAGATGATGTGAGTGATGAGTTTGAGATAGTAAAACATTCTCTTGCACATAATAATTCAAATGCATTTGTCAGTTCCAGCGGAGTGGCCAAAACAGGTACAAATAATCATATAGAAACCTCCGCGGATGTGAATAACTCCAGGGCGAGACTGCTAGGCACAGGGAACTCAGGAGCAAACTCCATGTCCTACTACAGGATCGGATTGGGAGATGATGACTCCACAGGATACTCGGGAGAGGACGAAGCGGCAACGGTGATCAATACAGATATCGACAGTGCATCGGAAGTATTTGACACTTGGGCACACGCAGATTTCAGAGGAGCAAAATACTACATTTCTGTCAACAACGCATCCAAAACAGAAATCAGTAACTTGGAGGCATCGGTGGTACACGATGGTACAGCGGCATACGTTAGCATTTACAATGTAGTAAACTCAGGTAGCGACGATCTTGTGACTATTACTGCGGCGATCGACGGTGACAATGTAAAATTAAGTGCCGCGGGTCTCGAAACAAACTTGAGATTACATGCGTACAGAATCATATTGGCCGATGACGAAGCAGACAGGAGTTCAACGAATGTCAACGTGATAGGCGAAGTCACGGTATCCAGTGCTTCAACAACATTAGACACATTCAGCACAAACACTTACCAAGGTTGTCATTATATCATTGTTGCACACAACTCAAGCGAAGGTGCATCATCTATTTGTGAGGCGTCGGTTGTAAGTGACGGAACCACTGCATTCATCACCCAGTATGGTATGGTCAGCACCAAAGGCACAGACCAACTACTGCTAACGGCGGCACATTCTTCAACAACAACCACAGTATCAGCAATTTCATCATCGGGTGGTTCCACAACTGTTAATGCCTATAGGGTCAATCTAGCCAGAGGGGAAGGCTCGACCTCGGCAGTGGCGACACTGGATTCATTTAGTGCTTCAACATTTAGATCAGCCAACTATTTTATGCAGATAGCAGATAACTCCGATGGAAAATATGAATTACAACAACTGAATGTCACCCATGACGGTACGAATGCCTTTGTTAGTGTCTTTGGCTCTGCAGGCACTGATCAGGATATGATCACAGTTACGGCAGATATCAACGGTGGAAATGTTAGGCTGAGAGGTACAATAAATACAACTAATGATCACACAGTTACCTCAGTGAGGAGAATAATAAACGTATAGAATATGGCACAATTAGTATTAAATGTAGGACAAAACGCAAACGACGGAACGGGAGATACGTTACGGAATGCGATGATCAAGGTGAACACAAACTTCACCGAGATTTATTCATCACCAGGATTCGACCTTACAACTATATCAGTAACAGGAAACGAGATCAGGGCGACCAGGACGAACGATGACCTAGTGTTCTCACCAGCTGGCTCAGGTGCTGTCAATTTTCCAGCAATCAGCATCAGTGGCAATGATATAATAGGAACAAGAACAAACGAAAACATCAATCTGGTTCCTGCAGGAACAGGATCAGTGGTGTTCGGAGCAATCAAAATAGCTGGCACAACGTTAAGTTCAGATGACTCAACAGCAATCAACATCAATGACGGTTTAATCGTCGATGGTACCCTGACTGTGTCAGGGGCATTATCATTTTCAGGGGCCATCTCGGCGGGCACAGGTTCCACGATAGGTAACCTCACGCTGGCAAACGGATCGATTACAGATTCATCAGGTGCCATAAGTTTTGGCAATGAAAATATAAGCACAACAGGAACTATAACGGCCGCGACTGGTTCAGTTTTTGGAACAATTACAGTGGCAAACGGTTCGATCACTGACTCGACAGGAGCAATCAGCTTCGGCGATGAGAATTTAAGCACGACAGGAACTATCGCTGGGGCAACCGGTTCGACATTTGGTAACTTAACACTGGCCAATGGATCAATAACTGACTCATCAGGTGCCATAAGTTTCGGCAACGAGAGCCTGACAACGTCGGGTTCATACATAGCCGGCACTTTAACAATGGCCGCTGGATCAATAACTGACTCATCAGGTGCAATCAGTTTCGGCAACGAGAACCTGACAACGACAGGAACACTAGGAGTTGACGGATTGACCACATTGGGAGCATTGACTGTCACGGGTGCTATGAACATCACCGGTACACTGGGAGTAGACAACTTAAATTTTTCAGACAACATAATATCATCAGACTCAAATGCAGACATACGTCTCGAGCCAGGTGGAACAGGATCAGTGATTATTTCAAGTCTGACCATAGACGACAACATAAACATATCAGACAATGAGATCCAGACAACAACTTCTAACTCCAATTTGGTTCTGTCAGCTTCAGGCACAGGATCAGTTGCAATAGCCAAGGCCGACATCAACGGTGGTGCGATCGATGGCACAGTGATAGGTGGAACGACCGCGGCGGCAGGTACGTTCACAACTCTTACTGTCACGCAGGCATTGTCACTTGAAGGAATAACAATAGATGACAACACATTAAAGACCAACTCATCAAACGCCAATCTTGAACTGTCAGGTAACGGCACGGGTGGTGTGACCATAAGTGGATTCACTTTCCCAACATCAGATGGAAGTGCCAACCAGTTCCTAGCTACCAACGGCTCGGGTGTATTGCAATTTGTAACTGGTAGTACATCGCTATCTCACTCAGACGTTGCAGATGCCACAATAACAGTGGCCACTTCGGCAACATCAGTGCTGAACACATTCGCTGTTGCAACATACAGGAGTGCCAAGTACTTCATATCCATAACGGATGCCACAAACAGCAGATTCGAGATAGTGGAAGCCAACGTCATACACGATGGATCAGATGCTTATGTTTTATCTTTTGGATCAACAACAGATCACACAGGGCCGTTGACCACTTTCAGTGCGGATGTTAATGGTGGAAATGCGAGATTGTTGGTAACAAACACATCCAGCGACAGCACGGTATTCAAGTTCCAGAGAATAGCAGTAGACGTGTAATTTACGTCCGGTTCTTAGAATATTCCATAAATAGACACACTAACAAAAATTAAACGGAGAATTAAGACATGGCTAAACAAACAATAGGCATAGGATCTAGTGCAAACGACGGTACAGGTGATCCATTAAGAACAGCATTTGACAAGATAAACGATAACTTTGACGAGTTATACGGCACAACGGCCGAGGCCAAC